ACCGGGAACCCAGGATAAATTTATGGATTTTTCATAAAGATAAAATGTTATGAAATATGATAAGGATTTATCCTGCCCGAAGGGAAGGAGGGGGAAAGCGGGGGAACCTGGGTTCCCCGCTATTCCAATATGGAATTTAATGTAAAAAAAAATTCAGTATTGGTAAAAAATTGGAAAGACTCGGATGGAAACGAGTTTACTGGTCGTATATATTAGACAAAACATAGTGGATCTCTACAACACCGGTATGGAGAATATTTTGAAGGTAAATGGGATATAAAAGGGAATATTATAAAAGGAGAACTAAGTGATCATGGTTGCGTGATTGAAAAATGGGAAAATGGAAAACTTGTTGAAGATGAAATTATATGTTGTAATTCTTAACGTCTTTGTGTGGTTCTTATCTTTCTTATCTTCTTAGTTTTTTTGTTTTTTTTTGACTTCTTGCTGGATTTCTTTAATTTTGTTCTTCTTCCTCCAAATGCACCAGATGAAGCTAATATCCCTGGATCTTTTTCATATTCTTTTTTTTCTTTTCTGGAAACATTATTATTCATCTATATAATACCAACACATTTTTCTGTTATTTGAATTTAAAAATATATTTTATAACTTTTTTATATGAAATCAAATGATTTTCTAAAAAGACCGGTTATTGTCTCTGCATTGTTTATCGGAGAACTCATTTGTATACCCTATTATATGTTAGAAGAAGCATATTATGTAGCAATACGAAAATCAAAATCATATACATATTGTGGATCGTTCTATTAAATTTTTGTTAGCATTATCCACCGGGAACCCAGGATAAATTTATAGATTTTTCATAAAGATAAAATGTTATGAAATATGGTAAGGATTTATCCTTCCCGAAGGGCTGGAGGGGGCGAGCGGGGGAACCTGGGTTCCCCGCTAATTTTTGTAATTTAAGATATAGATAAATAGAAACATAATAATTATAATGGAAGAAAATACTTTTTATCGTAAAGCCACGTTAGAAGATTTTTTTGATGATGGTGAAATAATAAATCAAAAAAACAAACATAACGAAAATCATTCCCATAACAACAATAATGACATAAAGAAAAATCAACAAGAGTTTGGAGATAAAAAAAGAATAAAACCATGACGTACAGGCGCAAAAAGCCAACAACAAATTACTCCCAAGGGACACAAAAAGGGTTTTCGGGGTTAAATGGTTTGTATGTAATATGTGAATGACGCAAATCATGAATTACCGATAACATATTATTTGTCACCGTTTCACTTGAAACATTAAATTTGTAATAAAGATATTTTATTCTTATAATACAACATGATGATTATAAGAATATTTTTGTGTCTATTTGTTTGGTCAAATGTATGGGCAAAAGAATCCTATGTTTCTCGCATTGTTGGAAATGTCTACGGAAATACGAAAAATGTAGGAACAAAGATTGTTTCGGCAGTTCAACGATACACAAATATAACAAAAATACGATTCTTGACAACAGACCATAATTTTCGCAATCAATTTGCGCGATCAAAATTAGCGCGGGGTTCAGCATTATCTAAAAAGTGTAATTCGCGTTGTTCTGCAAAAACACCTTGCAATAAACGTTGTCAATTAGCGCGGGATAAATATCAATTAAAGTTGGCCAAAGACAAATACAAAAAAGACAATGTCAAAAAATATACGTCGTCGCAGCTCAACCAACGTTATTATAGTGGTCCGGTCGCAAAAGGAGCGTGTAATTCTCGGTGTCAAGCAGCAAAAGCGCGGTATCAAAAAGAACGAACTCAATACATGAAAACATTTCATCAACCATGTCAAAATGGTCACATAAAAAATACTGGAACACTAAATGGTAAGCCATTGAGTGATCAAGGGAATCCAAGTGGAGATACACCTGGTGATAAAACGACGGTAGGTGGATACGGCGGAGTGGCAAAAGGGAGGCCTTTGGGTGCGCCCGGAGCAGGTCAGATCAATTGGCCGAATTCTGCAAAATATAATTGGAGGACAGACTGTAAAAGCTACACTGTGGCTCCACCTTACCCCAATGTCTTATAATATTCTTCTCTCTTTTCATCTTTACATATTCCAAACAAACTGGTTGTAACAGTTGAACTGTTTTGTTTTTGGACTCCGCGCATCATCATACACATATGTTGCGCTTCAATGGTAACACCAACTCCTTTTGCCCCAGTAATGGAATAAATCGCTTCTCCAATTTGATGCGTGAGATTTTCTTGTATTTGCAATCGTCTGCTAAACATGTCTACGATTCGCGCAAATTTGCTTAGCCCAAGTACTTTACCATTATGTATATAACTTATGTGGACTTTTCCAAAAAATGGAACCATGTGATGTTCGCATAAAGAGTAAAATTCAATGTTTTTCACGGTAATAAATGTATCGCTTGTATTGATATTTGTGAAAAGTGCGTCATTTGTAACCTCCTCTACATTTTGTGTATATCCGGAAGTCAGATAAGACATAGCTTTAGCGAACCTTAACGGGGTTTTTTGAAGACCTTCTCTACTCAAATCTTCCCCTATTGTTTGAATAATGGTTTCGGTTGCAACCGTAATTTTATTTATAGATTCGTCATTCATGATTATGTTATATTATTCAGCTTTATTTATATTTATTCTGTAATAAATATATATGTTTCGGTTGAATCCATTTAGTAAAATACACGAGTATAAAACTCCTGCAAATGTAAAAACTTTATCATGGGAAGAAATCATAAGATTAGACCCAGAAAAAGTGGATAAAAATATAGCAGTAGTTGATGAGACAGAATTTAATAATCTTGATCCCAATCAACAAAAAGCTCTTGTTGAATTAGTTAAAATTAAAGAAAGTGATAAACTAAATAAACCTTTAGAAGTTGACTCGCGAAAAAGAGAACTTGAAAATTTAATTGCCGAGTCGGAGAGAAGAATCAATGGTATACAACCCAATACATTTTCACCTAGTTTGGGAGGAAAGCGCCGATCAAGTTACAAAAATAAAAAGCAAACCAAAAACAAGAAAACAAAGGCCAAAAATAAACGTCGGAATAAAAGAACATTGCGTACAAAAAAATAAACAGTGGTATAAAATATATAAAACTATGACACATAATAGTTCATGGAACCTATTATAAAAGAACTACTCATTGAATCAGGTATACACTTTAACGGGGAGGATATAGAAGATAATTTCATGATTGAACGAGAAGCATTTTTGGACAATGAAAAATACAACAAAATAAAAGATAGGATCCCAAAGTTGAAAGAACTTTTTAGTTCCAGTTATTTAACAGCACTACAACAAAATGCAGAGTTAGAACAAAGATGGCCTCTTTTGAATTTAGTTCGTCAATTGCTTCACATGTACAACTATAAAATGGCTCCAATAAGGAAGAGTAATGGGTATACAAAGGAAGGTGTCAAAAAGTTCAGGCGTTATTTTCTAATATCCAAGTTATAATATTTACAAACAAATATAAAGACACTCCGCTATAAGATAGTATAGCAATGGAAACACAAGCGACGAGTTACACCGGCCGAGTAAAGTGGTTCAATAACAAGACGGGTTTCGGATTTATCACTGTAACGGATGGAGAGCGTTCAGGTTCCGACATTTTTGTTCATCATAGCGGTCTTGCTCTTGATGAGAAGCAGTACAAGTATCTTGTTCAAGGTGAGTATGTAGAGTTCACGCTTGCCAGCGTTGAGGACTCAAAGTATGATGTTCAAGCTCGCCAAGTGACTGGTATTAAGGGTGGAAAGCTCATGTGTGAGACGCATGCAGAGCAACGCGATTCCCGAAAGTCGTATCAAGGAGATGGAGAGGACGACCAACAAGTGGCTCCTCCGGCGCAGCGTCGCAGCGGCCCTGGTCGCGGTCAAGGACGTGGTGAAGGACGAGGCCAAGGACGTGGTCAAGGACGCGTATCCAAGGATTAAATCAAAAAAACATAAATGAATAAATTTTTGTTATTTACAAACATAACAAAAATCAAATACTTATATTTCAGTGCCAAATGGCGTGTTCTTTAACAAACATATTTTTATTATTAGGAACGGTATAAATAAAACAAATGCCAAAGACACGAGTGATTCCAAAACTGTTGTTTCATAATGCATTGGAGGCTCTACATCACATGTTTTTTTGTAGGTAGTGGAATCATTTTCTCCAGATATTGGCATTTCAACTTTTCTTGTTCCTTTCTTTTTTATTTCTCTTGTTTTTTTGAAAGAATTATGATTATTTCCTGCTCTAACAATTCCCATTCCCATTCCGCCTCTGCCCCCCATGGCAAAACTATTTACCAATAAAATTACTGAAAGAAACACCAAAAGTGTCAACATTATTGCTTTTATTATAAGAAACTACACCAAAAAGCAATTCATTTTTTATTGTAAACCCCGTTTCAAATAATGATTTATCGTTTTACTTGGTTTAAGATACTGAATAATATCCTTTGCTATTTGAATTGAATCGCAGTTTCCGCATGTGAAAACATCCATAGCAATATAATTATTTTCAGGCCACGTGTGAAAACTAATATGACTTTCAGATAATAAATACAAAGATGTGAAGGCTCCTTCGTCATTAAAATGATGTACAGTTGTTTTTAATAATTTTGCTTCAGATTTTGAAATACATTCTACAACGTGTTGATCAAATTCATCATATGTTGGTTTAGATAATTTACTAAATATAGAAGATTCATCAAAATACATATCAATGACAACGTGGTTTATTTTCCCCGAAGCATTCATTGTTATATATTATGAGTATAATATAATATCTTTTAATATGTTCAAGTAATAATAATGTCACAAGAATTATTGTTGGAAGTGAACAGAAAATTAAATTTAGAGTGTAAAGAAGGAAGTGATATCAATAAAAATATCATATTTGTTTATTGTCCAAGAAAAGTTGGATCCACTACATTAGTAACATCAATTCGTCTTTCAGCTGCTAAAAAATATACATTATGTCACGTTCATGGGAATGAAACCATTCTTGAATTAACTGGAATTAAAAACATTAGCGTTATGGATGTAATCAAATTCAATAAAGATCAAGGAAAGGAAGTCTATGTAATAGATATTTATCGCGAACCGATTGAAAGAAAGATGTCGGAATTTTTTGAGCTTCTCTCCATTCTTCATTTTAACAACAGCGAAGAAAAGATAAGCGAATATGATATTGATAAACTTGTACGCCGATTTAACTTGATTTTTGAGCACATTTCAAATTCCGATTATTATTTTGACGTATACGGAGTGAATCACGTAGATAGTTTTGATTTTGACAATAAATTTTTATTAAATGAACTTGGCGGAATAAAATATATTAAATTGAGATTGAAAGATTCAAATTTATGGGGAAAACAACTCAGTAAAATTTTTGAAGTTAAAGTACATATTGTCAAAGATAATGAAACAAGTAGTAAAATAATAGGAGAATTATACAGAAAATTTAAAGAGAGTTATAAACTTCCTAAAAACCTCTACGAGTTTATTGCAAAAAGCAAAGAATTGAGATTTTATAATACAGAAGATGAAATAAAAGAATATTTAAATAAATGGAAAATTAATTTAACACACGATGTAGAAGGAATGACATCATCTCAGTATGAAATGTATGAAATTGTTAGCAAAGAAAATTCTGTCTATAAACTAAAAGACAAAGATCATTATATAGACAACGGGTGTGTTTGCATTCAATGTGCAAGAAAAAGAGCTATTCTTTTAGAGAAAGTGAAAAGAGGAGAAAAAATAAATGATCGCATTGAACATGGCGCGAATACCGTCATTAGAGTTGTAAGACCAACGGTGCATTATGGAACAGCTCGTAGACAAACAAGGGTTCGCATGACGGCAATGAATCGCATGGGATTTTAATCAGTTGAATATAAAAAATTGATTTTATTTTACGTTAATTGTTGTTTTTACATTGCATGCAGAACTTTAATCTAACAAAGGCACAGCTCAAAAGCGTCTTGGATAGATCCAAGATTAGTCATAAGATTGAAATTATTAAACAGGAAACCGTAAAAGATGCACACATGTACTGCAAACTTCACCAACTTTCAGGTCAAGTTTCTGGACCATTGATTGAAACTTACATCAAACAAAAATACAATATGCAGAAAAATACTGCATCATCGTGTACTGGCGATCTGTGCCATAATGATGCAAATATAGAAATTAAAGTATCAAACGGGGGTCAAGATAACAATAAGTTCAATTACGTTCAGCTGCGAATGAACCATGACTGTGAATATTTGTTGACTGCCTATTATTTGGATTATTCCAATTTGGATGAGTTCGGAGAACTGTATATGTTTAGACTGAACAAGTCGCAATTGAAACCCATTATTTTGAACTATGGAGGATATGCTCATGGAACGATAAAAAAATTGGGTAAAATTACCAAGGAAGACTTGGATAATACTGCAAACGACAAAGAATATTCATTGCGACCTAAATACGGCGATTCTTGCTGGAAGGATTTGCTACCCTATCGTATTGAGGAAATCACTGTATAAACTGACTAATTCACCTTTTCCAATGGAATTTTGACGAGCCGTATTTAAACTAATAGAATAATCCAACTGTTGGAAACGACCTATGAGTGTTTCAACTGGTATATTTGATTTGATCCAATGCCAGCTTTTTGGATGAAGTGTCTCCAGATTTTCTTTTTTTATTTCTCCGCAATTGCTTCCATATGCATGTAATGCAAAGTCTGCTCCGAGAGGAGGTGTCGGTTGTTCGTTTAGACCATTGGGACCTAATTTGAGAAACTCCCAATCTGGGTGAATTGTTGGTAATTTCACGGGGGATCTCACCAACTCTTTTCTTTCCCAAATTTGAAAACAACATTTAGCCATCATGGGAGGGGTAAAACTGCAAGGACTTGTGGGTATTTCTTCATCTTGTATGAGATGGAAATGCATATCCAATTTATTTTGGACACTAATGCGGCGAAATGTTCTCGGTAAAATAAACGCGATTACTGATGCCCATTTTGCAGCATGATTAAAGAATTGTATTGCTAATGAGCTGATTTTTCCAAAGGGAGGATTTCCTATGACGAGAATATTGGTTTTAACATGATTGGGAATATAAGTAAAGAAATCTTGTTTCAAAATATCCGGATGATCAGGTAAAATATCTATTCCGATCTTTTTTACAGAAGGTAGTTTGAATAGGAAACTTCCATTTCCTGCACTGGGTTCAACAATGAGATCCCAATTTGCCCAATCATACTTTTTACCAATAGTTTGAATACACTTATCTACAATTACCGGAATAGTATAAAATTTATCCAAACCTTGTTCTCTCACAGTTTTAGAGTCATCCTCTATAACCAGATTCGCCTTTTTTTTGGGTAATTTGGATGACATGTATTTGTATTATCATACGAATTTAATCCTTGCTTCAATTTTTTGCAGTTTACAAAAAATTGAATGTAGTTATTGAATTTTGTCTAATAGACAAAAAACAAATGAATCATCTTCAATTACTTTCAGAACCACATTCCATGAAGAATGGAGATGATATTATATTTACCGACAGATTAAAAAATTTATCCTATTGCGGAAGAATTTACAGAATTGTAAACTTACCAGAAATTCAAGGTGGAAAATGGAATGTTGATTACTTCTATATTACAGTTGATCAAAACTTTCTCCATGAATTATTATTACGAGGATCCGAAGTTATCGTAAATTCACAACGACAAACTATTGGAAATGTGGAAAAAGACAATCACGGAAAAATTAAAAACCTATTTATACAATTTACAGCTCCATTTGCACCTAAAGAAAAAGAAATTTCATTACAAGACATCAATGCTATTTTAGTTTGGCGAATAGCGTATAATATTCAACCAAGTTAGATACTAAAGTCAGGAATACTAAATACATCCCCAATCCTTTCATATTTAGCAATTATGGATGGATTCACCTTATTTGATACAATATCCTCTGCATGATAAACATTCCCAGTCTTATCAATGTAGTAAATAATACCTTTAATTTCTTGCGCCCACACATCAACCTTTTGCATGTTATTTTGTTGAACAGGGGAGTCAGTATTCTCTTCCATCTTACCATGAGGTATACCCTTCAAATGAGTTCCGCAATATTCAGAACCATCTTTTTTTCTCCGAGTGCATTGCTCGTCATTTGCTCTCTTTGCGCAACATCTATCAAAGAAAGGAACCATATTTTTAACTCGCTTCCTCTTTGCAAAATCTTCCTTGTCAAGAGTCAAACGGTCGTAATCATAAATGTATTGCAACAAATCATTTATTCTACCATCCGTCTTTGAAAAATTTAAATGACCTGCCTTTTCTTTGATATCATCCTTAAATGCAGATACATAAGTCTCAATCTTCTTATTTAATCTGCGCTCCATGTCTTAATCGTTATGTATCATTAGGTAGTATATATCTAATTCAATTTTAGTTGTGGCTTTATGTAAATGACTTAAAGAATTATCTTTCTAATAGAAATTTTTTGGTTTACTTTTTTATACGTATATGTTATGTCAATAAGACGAAATATTTTAATTGGTACAATTGTTCATCTTAACCCGGACAATAAATCTGGATTTATTAAAACTTACTCCAAAAAAAATAAAAAACAATATTCTAATAAAATTTTAAATTTAGAAGATATAGAAAAGTGTTGGATATCCAAATATTTCAACTATGAAAAAATAAAAAATATTTTGGATAATCTAATAATTAACGATTCGGATGAATCTTTTACAACGTGTACTAAATTTAACATTAATAAGTTAGTTTCCAAAAAAATAAGTATTAGCGTTGCAAAACAATCTGGTGGATCATCAAATAAAATAACTTATACGTTTACAGAGTTTTACGAAAATTTTAACAATGAATTACAACGAGTAGAAGAGTTTATAAAAGATGAAATAATAGATATAAATGAAACGATTGACTATATAAATAAAAATATTAATATAAATTTACTAAAAAGACAATTAGAACTCATCGGATATGAATTTTTAAAATTAGAAAAATACATAAATGTCAATCATGTTTTAATTTGTAGTATTATTAAATTATATAACTTGAAAAATCCAACGTCGTGCGAAATAAATAAAATTTCACACGATTACAATAAAAACTGGAAGGGTTCTGACTGCTCTAATATATTTGTTAAGATTAGCAATTTATATAACACTTTAAGAACAATGACACATGAAAATAAAAGTGTACATAAACATTCTGCGCATCAAAATTTTATTAGAAGCACAACAAAATATTGGATTGATATTGAGAATGTATCAACTGTTAAATATTTTATATTGCAACATTTGCCTATTTTATTGCAAAAAAATATGTCGGGTGAAACAGACAGCCAATTAACAAACTCTATTTATTTTGATAATGAATCTATGGAACTATATCATAGTCGTCTTCGGAAAGAATTTAGTGCAAAAGCATTACGTTTCCGGTGGTACGGAGATGGGGACCCAGATATAGTTTTTATTGAAAGAAAGAGAAGAAAAATAGATGAAAATGACGAAAGTGTAAAAGAGAGATTTAGTGTTTCTCCTGACCAAGTTTCTGATTTTATGAATGGTAAATTTAGTATTAAAAAGGAGATGGATAAAATGAAAATAATAAATCCGTCCATTTCTAAAAAGGAGTTGAATAACTTCTGTAAACTTGCAAAAGACGTCAAGATGTTGATAAACGATAAAGATGTTAAACCTGTTTTACAAACGCAATGTACAAGAACATCTTTTCAAGATTCTTCTACATCCGATATAAGAATATCAATTGATACAAATTTATGTATGATGATTAAAGATGAAAGAACCACGTTAAATAAAGAAAAATGGCATATTACAACTCTTCCAGAAAATTCTGATAAATATATTACAAAAGTTCCTTATGCAATTTTAGAACTTAAATTACAAATTGATAATAAAGATGATATACCTGTCTGGGTAAACGATTTGTTAGAATCTGGATTATTTCACAAATTTGAACATTTTTCAAAATACATACATGGATGTTCAATGTTGATTCAAGATAAAGTAAAAGAACTTCCATATTGGTTAGATAGGACAATGTTAAATTACAGCGGAGGAAAACACATTACATTTACAAATGAAACAAAAATTCATCCAGATTGGATTTATTTTAATGTAAACTCAAATTCAGAGGCAATTGACTTAAAAATTGGAGATGATGTATCTTATACAATAAGATATAACACAATAAGACAGGAAATGGTTGCAAATATTATACTGAATCAATAATTAAATGCATTTCGTTATTTATTTCAGATTTGTTGCGTAAATAATAATAAACCGCAATATTTGATACTATAACATCTGCTCCAATTTCAATAATGAAAATATCTATCTGAGAGAATAACAATTTCATATAGATAAACCAATCAACCCATGCATATATTTTTACTACACTATTTATTTGATACGCAGTTAACGTTATTTCAGATGTTTTTTCTTTTGATTTATCTTGTACTTGATTTATTAACCATGGTTGTAGTAGGTTAATCATAACACATCTTGCAATACTATTTGCAAAACAATAGAATGCTACGCAAAGATATTTTTCATAATTATTAATATTTATCCCAATTATATAAAATGTATTATTTGGACCGAATTTAAAAAATAAATGCATCTTGTCGTCCATGTTGTTATACAATAGTCCAATACATAGAAAAACAAATAACATCCACATACATAATATTCGCGATAACACTATTTCCATAAAATATTTCAATATATTTTATATTTATATATTTTACTTTCCACATAAAATAATTATCATGGATTATCAGTTTCTTCTATTGTACAATCATTTATATTTTGGGCTTTATCAGTGTCCTCTGCATTAATAGAGACATTTGCAGTTTGTTCTTTGTCAGTGTCCTCTGCATTGACAGAAACATTTGCAGTTTCATCTTCATTGATAGAAACATTTGTAGTTTGTTCTTTGTCAGTGTCCTCTGCATTGACAGAAACATTTGCAGTTTCATCTTCATTGACAAAAACATTTGTAGTTTGTTCTTTGTCAGTTTCTTCTATTTTGATAGAAATATTTGAGCTTTCATCAGACGAACATGATGATAAGGATTTTGATTGAAAAAATGTGTGTATTTTTTTTATTTTATTCATATCCTCCTTTGTTATTTGAGCTTTTTTCATTTTAGGTTTAATTGTATGATATTGTTTGTTGTCGTTTTTAGATGATGTTGTTATTGAAGATGAGGTTGATTTATCATCAGTTTCACTTTTAGAGTTTTTATCAGTTTCGCTCTTTCCTTCTTGAGATAAAACTTCGTTATCATTGTGATTTATGGGTTCGTTCCCTTGATACATATTAGTTTCTCCTGATCCTCCCGATCCTCCTCCACCTCCTCCTCCATTACCATCATCCGAATCAGAATCTGTGTCGCTATCGTCGGGTTTATTTGTATCATTTGTCATAATATCTTCAAAATTAATATCCGTTGTAACCGCGTTATTTATCTGATTGGCTCTTTCATTGGTTCTGGTTAGATACTTAATATGCAATTTATGAAAAAAGGATAAATATCCCATGAACATTTCCGTCTTGTTCTTAAAAATTAAGATGTTATGCTTAAATGTCAAAACAAAATTATCAGTATTTAATCCTCCGTGGTTTTTAAATAAATGATTTTTTAATTGATGTTTTTTATGAGATATAGAAGTAAAAAGAGAGTTTAACAAAACTATTATATGATTATGTATATCTATAACATGGTCAAACTCATACTGTTTAAACGGTTCTATATCGCGGTAAACAGGTATCTTTTCGTCCATCTTTAAAGCCTCTATAATATTGAATTCTCTCATATTTTCATTCATATATTCAATAATTATTTTGTACAGTTTATAATACTCGCAATACATGCGATTGCTTATTGCTAAAAAATACCGCGTCAAATCATTATATTCAATGTCTATAAGTTGACCTTGGAAATGAAATGAATCTAATCCAAAAAGATATATCGTTTGTTTATTATTTTTAATATATTCAGCATATATTCCTTTTAAAATATTTATTCTCGCTTTTAATTTATCAAAACCAGACAAGGCTTTGGACCGCAAATCAATGATTTCAGTAAATTCCGTTTTTAGTTGATTTATTTTAATGTCCATATATATACACGGTATAAATTTTTTATTTTCCAACAACAATATATACAATGAAAAATACCGAAGAAAACACAACTGAAAACGAAGAAACAGTTAGAGAAAGCGCTTTACTCCATGCAAGATGGACAATTGATCACGAGACAATTCTTATTGAATGGGCTGATAAAGCAATGTGTTATAGGTGGCTTCATGCAAAAGCGAATTCATTATATTCTAATTTAAACGCATTCTATACTATTCCGGTTATTATCATATCTACTTTAACGGGAACTGCTAATTTTGCGCAAGGTCGGGTGCCTATAGAATACCAAGATTATTATGCAATGGCGGTTGGTGCACTGAATCTTATTGGAGGTATTGTAACTACTGTTCAACAATTCTTAAAAATTACCCAGCTCAATGAAGCCCATCGCGTCAGTTCTATTGCATGGGATAAATTTTATAGAAATATTAAGGTAGAATTAGCAAAACATCCCGACGAGCGCATGCAAGTGGTGCAAATGATAAAAATTTGCAAGGAAGAATTTGATCGTTTAATGGAGACAAGTCCAAACATTCCGGATGCAATTATATTAGAATTTAAGAAAGCTTTTGAAAAAATAGAAAGCAACAAACCTCCCAAATCTAAGTATTTTTGCATGAGAATGTATAACCGTTTATTTGGTTACACCGTCAAACAAATTACAGAGGCCACGAGTAAACTCCCAGTAAAAGTTGGAAACGAGTTTGGCAATAAAATTATTAAACCAGAAATTTGCGATGAATTAGTAAGCACCAATGATTCCAGAAATAAATGGTATACCCAAGAGAATCAGGATAAAGCTCTAAAGGATTCATTGGAAAGGATGAAAGGTAAAAATATTGAAGAACAAGAAAAATACAAGTCCAATATTACAGAAGTTGTCAGTTTCAAGAAACAATTCTTCAACTTTTATAACAGAGAACCTGAAGACCACGACATTATTAATAATTTGAGATCCACTATTGAGATGGGTTCATTATTAAAAATTATCAAAGAACAGAAGGACGGATATCTTGGATCAGATGCAGTTTAATTTACAAATTGACGATGTGAACATATAGAGCTAAAATTTGTTTTTCCACCTTAAAATGCTCATTTATATCTTCTGTTTTCTTATACATCTTAGTGTAATTCTGAATAGCAGCCATAATAATGTAGCTCAACTTTTCGTAATACAAGAATTCACAATGCTTAGGTAGAGTCTTCATTATATCTTTCCGACGCGCGTCTATATACCACACTATATTTTTGTAAATATCTCCATGTCTATCCAAATATTTTTTCAGAATGTCTTTGCACTGGCCCATCAATGAATACAGTCTTTGTAACGTTGAAAACTCTTTTGGTGCATTGTATAACTTGTATGCCAGAAATTTATGAGAATACTTTTGTTTTAGTAATATCAATCTCAAATTAGGTGGTAAATAGGACATAATAATAAACTCTACGTCTTCGGGTAAATCATTGATTGTCCTTTTTCTAAGTTTACAAATAGCTTCTTTGTAAAAAGACTCTTTGTTTAGCTTCTCTTCTTCTTCGTGCGATAAAGAAGATAAGCACTTTACACCATTGCACATTGAAAATGCGCAATCAGCATCACCTTGCTCACTCATAACTGCCCACGAAGTGGGCGTTTTGAATGTGCAAAGGTGTAATCGTTCTATCTCTCTTAACTTCTTACAAGATTTCTTATACAACTTGCGGCGGTTCATTGTTGATGGATTGTTTTTTGATTTTGATGCAGTTTTAAAAAAGCGTTTCAATTTTGAAAAAGCATTTCAATTTTACACCGTCGGCTCTTTATTCGGCAATACAAATACAGACAATAATAAAAACAAATAAAAAGTCAAATAGATTCCATATTGTGACGGATTTGCTCCATAAAAAGCCAATAATTGTATTATCCCATATAATATTAATGCGGAAATTCCTAATATAGTAATTGTTGTTCCAGTCTTCATAGAGTAATTCAAGAAGAAAATATTTTATCGGAAAACCTATAAAATAGATCGGATATACGCTTTTTCGTTACTGCTCCAAACCGCTGAATTATACTTTTTATCTATCAAATGACAACTTAATGGAACTTGTTGAGAGAAATCTTTGATTACCCATAAAGGCCCTTGACTGAATTCTTTACCGTCTGACAATAAAATTTTTCCAATATAAACACTATCATGTGTTTTACTCCAATTATTGTCTTCTTCCAAATTTGTGATAACCTTCATATTCTCCGTAAATAGTGCAAACCGAATTATGCTTCCAGTTAATCTTGCCGATTCGTCGGTATCCTTAAGAACCGCTTTCTCGTAATTTGTAAAATAATAATAGGGGCCCATGATTGCATCTGATTCCGATTTTGGCTCTCCAAATATGCAGGTAAAATTCATCTTCTTTATAGGTTGATAGGTAAAAGCACAAATGGGTATGTCAAATATCTTATTATTCACATTATTCATATAGCAAAATTGAATATTTCTTAAAAAGAATAATGCAACAGAGTCATTAATATTTGTATTGCACGCCTTTCGGCGGTGTATAATTTCGTCAATAAGAACCAACCACGCTTTATCATTGAATGTTACTTGCGTTGACATAGTAACATCAGTAATATCAAAAAATGCAAAAATCTTATCGGTTTCTTCTTCTTTGTAAAACCCCTTAAAATGTAGTTTATCTTCCTCTTCTACTAATTTCGCCAAATATTCTTTGCACGAAACTTCGGAGGATTTTTCATTGTCAAATAGCTGAACGCTTGGAAAATTCAAACTCCCTCCAGTGAAAAACCCATACTGATTTTCTAATAAATACTGTAGAAAGGGGTATTTTCCATCCCTGTTTATTTTATATGCGCAAATATAGATTGCGCGGTTTGTCACATCGTCTAAATTCATTGTCAAATCAGTTAGCCCGTTAAAAAAACTTAACTGGTTTTGGTTAGGTAAATATTCGGATTCATCCTCATTTTCTTCACTGTTTACAAATTGATTAAAGTCTTCTTCTAATTTACATGATTTCAATGCTACAAAGGTATTATGCTTGCGCTCAGCCTCTTCCATACTATGATCCATTTTATCATAGTATAGAACTATTTATTTATCTATTTTACGCCTTATAGTTTCTTTTATTGTTTCCTCGCGATTGTCTAAAATATACTTGGTCAGTTCCTCCGCTACAACCGGCTTATCCTTATAGTAGTTTTGCAGTGATTCTAACAATACTTTACCAGTAATGGTTTTCTTAACCTTGTTTTGTTTATAAACTAATGCACCTCCATTAATATTAAAAATTTCTATTTCATTCTTTTTCATCACATTCACCAGCGTTTCAGTGAGTTCCTTCTTTCTTGCAGTTTTTTCTCTGGTATCAGATTTAAGTTTTGCTATTTCATTGTCTATATTTATCCATTCCTTAATACCTTTCATCAATTCCTCTTTTGTTTCCATTAGATTCTATAGTGGAATGGGTTTAATTTGTTTCTGGATTTATATTGTAGCGGGGAACCCAGGTTCCCCCGCTCGCCCCCCTCCTGCCCTTCGGGAAGGATAAATCCTTACCATCTTTAATAACAGTTTATCTTTATAAAAATTCAGTAAATTTATCATGGGTTCCCGGTGGATAAAGCTATTATATTGTTTTCACTCTGAAGGAATGAGTTGAAATGACGCTTGCAATATTTATTATGAGTACCATCGGTGTATATTTTAGCCCCGCATTGTTGACCTTTGCTTAGTCCACTCTTAAGAAGCTGACAACATTTCGTCTCGTCTATTACCAGATTTTCGCCGCTTTGTGCTGCATTAATTTTTTGTAACTTCTCTTCCGTCTTTTTCGCCTTAACCGCCAACTTTTGCGCATCCTTTTCCTTTTTCTTATCCTCCTTATCTTTCATCTTTTGCTTCAACTTTTCGGCCTTGTAAAGTTCCATTGCGGCCTTCTTTTTATTCAAAAGTTCTTCCTTCTTAAATTGACGATTCATCTTTACTAAGTGATAATAACAGTAATCTTTTTGGTCGTGATTGCATTTAGTCACATTCTGATTGTAACATTGATCAACGTGGGAACATGTACCAAAGTAATATCCGTTTCCATTCATGTGTTGAGAAAACTCTGCTGTTGGATCATAATGATTAATACCTTGTAGCTTTTGAACACCCTGCATTTCTATATATGGTAACAATTCATTTTGTACTTTTCTACAATAAGGACATCTTATCTGTGTCTTCTTCAAGTTTATTGTATCCATGCAGACAAACTTTTGTTTGAAATTTTTGATATCCTTATAAAGAGGTAGATAGTTAAAAGAATGATTACAGTTTAGAGTAACATGATTTTCTTTTAATGGTTCTTGTGTAATTAAACACACATTCTCTTGTTTATTGGGACACTCTTTCTCATCAAGAGATTTATAGAGTTCTCCATAAAAATCAAATGAACCTCCTTCAATCTTGTATTTTTCCATTATACATACTACAATTTTTATGTTTAAGTTGTCACATTAATATATTTATATTATATAGAGTATTAGAATATGGCACCACCTTCTGTATGGGGACCTCCAACATGGAATATGTTTCATGCATTCATAGAAAATATTAAAGAAGAACATTTTGAAAGAGTCGGACAACCACTGTTTTATCATATTAAACAAATATGTCAATACTTGCCTTGCCCAGAATGTTCCAGTCACGCAACTGCATTTCTCTCCAAGGTTGAAATAAAAAAAATGAAGACAAAAAACGACATGCGAAATCTCTTTTACGTATTTCACAATGTGGTAAACAAAAGAAAATCCAAACCTTTACAAAATGTTGAACATTTAGAAATCTATTCAAATAAATGTATTATTGAGGCATATAACGGCTTTGTATCGGTTTATAACACAAAGGGAAATATGAATCAAATATCGGAAAGTTTTCAACGAAAAATGATACTTAATAATTTTAAAAAATGGGTTATGATAAACATTAACTGTTTTACTGTGAAAAATTGTTACCCTTGATTAGGTTAATTTACATAGTTCCGAGTAATTCGCCATTTTTATAAACAGAGCATTTGAATGTATTATTTTTTGAAACGGAACACACTTCTTTATCTGTTGAAACTTCATTAAAGAACAAATATTTTCCAGATCCGCCAAAATACATGGAGGATACAATGAGCGCTCCAAGCGTAAATCCCAATAAAATATCCATCATTATTTGGAAATTGTTTACTAAACAACCAGTATACCATTTTACTCCACCATCAAGTACCATATAAAACAATAAGCTTGCAACTAACCACCAATTTATAGAGTTATTGACAAACATAGGGAAACATAGATAGAATAGAGTAAATGTCATGACAAAAATGCTAAATGTATTATTTCCGACATTTGTATAGTGAATTGTGTCACATTGCTGGGGGAGCCCAGTATGAGTGTAGTTTGCATTACTTTGAAATAAAAAACTGCGTACTAAACAAGCTGCGATTAAAAATCCCAAATAAATGAATCCCTTGAAATTTTGAAATAAAAATGACATTCCTACCAAGGATACCACAATTATTAGTGGAGATAAAAATGTAAATGTCATTATAAATGAGATGGGTTTAAATACATCAAGAGAATGGGCAGTGACAGCAGGGACTGAGGCTGAGGAAGGGGTTCGGGCTCGGGCTACTGGTGGTTCTGAGGCCGGGGCTGGGCCTGGGGCTGAGCCTGGATCTGATGCACTTCTGGGTCTACCGAATCCAAGATTCGGAACTTGTGGACGATTATCAACATTATTACTCATACAAATAAGATATAAAATATTTTTCATCTTATTTATCCGTAAACACAAGTTCAAATACTTCTTTTATCGTTGACACCGGATAAAATTGTATATCTTTCACCAATGCAGTATCTTTATATTTATCCATAAATTTGTCAAAATCTTTCTTGTTTTCAGTAGGATATATAAACTCTTTTACACCCGCCTTAATTCCTCCGAGAATTTTTAAATCTAAACCTCCTATCTCTGTGACAGATCCGTCTAAAGTAATCTCTCCGGTGATAGCAACAGTATTTTTTATTTTGCGTTCATTCAATAAACTATATATCGTGGTTGTTATGGCAGTTCCGGCAGAAGGTCCATCTTTTGGAGTTGATCCTTCGGGGCAATGTATATGTATACCCATGTGATTTTTAGATGTGTCGTATTTCTCTCTAATGGCGTGCTGTCTCTCTAATGGAGTTATAGTCCAAGCCAATGTAAGAGCTACATTCATGCTTTCTTTCATAACATCTCCCTGCATGCCGGTTAACTTTAAATCATAAAAATTACACGCCGGAAAATAATTCACTTGTATCGGTATAATTCCTCCCTTTCCAAGAGAATTTGCCCACAAACCATTTATTATTCCAATAGAAGATTCGGAATGGATTTTCTTTTCTTTTACAATTAGCCTGTCCTTCAAATATACATCTCTCACTTTCTCAATCGTAAATACAAATGGGATATCATAATCAGTGGATGTATTCTTTAGAACTTCAATATTTATTTCGCCAATAATTTCAAATAATAATTCTTTTAATTTTCTAACTCCTGATTCTGACGTGTATTCATCTATAATATATTTCAAAACATTCTCATCAATTGTTATCATATTTTCCAAACCCATCTTTTTATAAACTTCAGGTAAAATATGTTTTTTACAAATGACAAGCTTATCTTCTATGGATAAACTATTGAATTTAATGCGGTGGACGCGATCTAATAATATTTTATCAATAAGGTCGGCATCATTATAAGAGAGAATAAAAAGAGCCTTGGAAAGATCTAAATTTATTCCACTGAAATATTTATCCTGAAAGCAGTCGTTTTGGGTCGGATCCAATAAATGCGTTAAAATTCCAATTATTTCCTTACCATGTTCCGTTTTACTAATTTTATCTATCTCATCAATAAAAATAATTGGGTTCATGCATTTCTTATCTATTAAAATCTCTACTATACTTCCCCACGTAGATCCAACATATGTATAATTATGACCGGTTATGGTGCTTCCATTGCTGTCTCCGCCCATTTGTATCATTGCAAATGGTCTGCTTACATTGTTTTCATCCTTCAAGCAATCTGATAACCCCTTCTTGGCGAGTGAAGTTTTTCCGACACCCGGAGGACCTTCAAACCCAAAACAATATCCATCAAGATCACCATTTATCCATTGACCAATAATTCGTTCTATTTGTTGTTTAGCTTTATCGTGACCATATACGGCCGAATCCAACGTATTTTTCACATCTTTAATATAATTTTTTACAGTACAAAGAGTGTCATTTATATTCATTAATTCTTTAAACATTGTAGTTGAATTATTTGTTGATTTTCCAAGAACGGCGTCGCATATTGTTTTTAGTACTTGAGGATTTGTATTCACAGAAATGTCTATAAATTCATTCACTGCTTTTATTAATTCTGTTTTTGTTTTTGATACAATTATTAATTTATTACATGAATTTTTCTGCAAAAGTATTTTATTTATACTCATTACAAAGTTATAAAGTTCTGTTTTATTATACTTTGAAATTGCCATTTTAACAACATTTAGCTCAGAGGTGTCAATAGATTGGGTTTGAATTTTAGATAAAAATGTGTTTACATACTTTACAATTTCCATACTTGAATACTCATTTTTACTCTCAAACACAGGAAAAAATATTTTAAACTCAGTATTCAAAGATAGCTCTTTAAATTTTACTTTTATATAATTCATTACGTGCAATATTGGTTCCTTTCTATAGACGTTAAAGGGGATCTTAAGTAAACCATCCAGATATTGACGAGCCTTTGAACCTGAATCCTCTGATTTGGCCTTTATTTCTTTCAGTTTTAACATGGCTTTTTCTTTTACATTTTCACCTGCATTCATTAAACATATTTGTTGTTCTAATGGTATTTTATTCATATCAAAATTTGTTAAATCTGAGGTATACTGTATTGTTTTCTTCATCGCGTCCCTAAAGTGCTTTTTTATTTGATATGGAAAACTATCAAATATGCATGTCTGCTCCACAGTGTCAATATTTCCATTTCCATCATTTGAAAGAAGATCATATAACAAATACGCCAAATATTGGTTATCTATTTGCTCATTGTTAATTAACAACTGAATAATTGTACTTCTTTTTTGGTACAAATCAACTGATATAAATTCTTTTATTATGTTAAACAATGTTTTCTTTTTCAAAACACCAAATTTATGCATCATTCCGGAATACTTACCATAAAAATCTATATTGCTTGAACAATGCAAGTAATCTTTTAATGTTAACGAATCTATAAAATTAGTGAATGATTTTTTATGAAACTCTATATCCAACGGTTTATTTTTTTTTATACTTTCAATTTTATCACTGATATATTTATTTTTAAAATCATCAATTAGTATATCATCAACATATCCATGCACCATTAACTGTTTGTTAATTGTTTCGTTGTAAATATAAACTTTTATTCCATATACTTTCATATGATACTCTTTGGCATCCATTACATAATCTAAACAATCCAGGTTTATATAACTTGCTTCATTGGTTTCCTTTTTCACGTTCATTAACTTATAACCAATCGGATGAAAATACTTCTTGAGAAGTGCAAATTTTTCTTGAGTCAATACATCATCAATGTGAAAATAATTTCCAAAGCAAATACTCAGAACATCTTCAAAATTTTGTGTTCCGTATATCTTAAACAAACTTGACAATTGATTGTTTATGTATTGCAATTCACTAATAATTATTTCTGTTGTATAAGTTCCTATTTTATTCATAGTTTCATTTATACTTTTTGTTGTATCATTTATCATTGTAACACAGTTATTTACGTCACTTGCTCCTAAAATATCTAATTTCTTGTTACGATAAATGTGTATATAAGTCCGTTGCAGTATATCTTGAAATAAAATTAATTTTTTCTCTATAAATAGTGTTGTTTCATCGTTATTATTTGACAGAACAATTGAAGAGTCAAAAGAAGTTGTCTTCTTTTTCAAATTTAATTTTAGTTTATTCATATTTAATCAAATAGTAATATAATCGGTATATTTTATAGCAATATTTCTTTTTATCCTATAAAGTATATTACTAAATATATTAAAGAGTTTTCTGGTTTTAATTGAAGGAACCAATGGGTATACCATCATATTTTTCATATATTGTTAAAAATCATCCTGATATAATAAAAAAGTTGATAAAAGATGATCTTTTGGTAGATAACTTTTTTTTAGATTGCAATTCTATAATTTACGACATTGTTCATAATCTAAAAACTGAAGAAATAGACGAGAAGCTTTATCATTATATTATTATGCAAGTTATACAAAAAATAGAGTATTATATTTCTATTATTTCACCTAATAACTTGGTTTACATTGCATTTGACGGTGTTGCTCCTGTTGCGAAATTGGAACAACAGAGAGAAAGAAGATATAAATCTTGGTATCAGGGTCAGATAACAAAACAAATTTTCAAGAAGACAACAATTGATCCCTTTAATACCAGTTCAATTACACCAGGAACTGACTTTATGAATGAATTAAATACAAAAATAAAAAAACATTTTGAAAATAGCTCTAATATTGGTGTTAAAAAAATAATTGTTTCTGGAAGCGATGAATTCGGAGAAGGAGAACACAAGCTATTTGACTATATTCGGAACTCGGAAACTGTATTGCCAGAAAGTGTAAATGTTATCTATGGCCTGGATGCAGATCTAATAATGTTGTCAATTAATCATTTACCTGAGAGACCAAATATATATCTCTTCCGAGAGACCCCTCATTTCATTCAAAATATTGACAACTCTTTGAAGCCAAACGAAAATTATATCATGGATATTCCCGAATTGACTAAATGTATTGTTGATCATATGAGTAACGAACTAACATTGAGCATTGAACAAAGAAAAAATGTCATATATGACTATATTTTCATTTGTTTTTTCCTGGGAAACGACTTCATGCCACATTTTCCATCTATTAATATAAGAACTGGCGGCGTAGATAAGATGTTAAACGCATACAAAGCAACTATAGGAGGAACAAATGACTCGTTAACTGACGGTAAAACCATTTATTGGAAAAATGTCAGAAAAATGGTGACTTGGTTAATTGGGCTGGAAGAAAAACACTGGTCTGATGAAATGAAACTTCGGCAAAAGAGGGAAAAAGTTTATATTCCCGAGAAATCTCCAGAAGATATTTTTAAGAAATTTGAAAATATTCCAACCTATCAGAGAGAAGTGGAGAAAATAATTGACCACGGAAAAAATGGTTGGCAAAAACGTTATTATCAGAATCTTTTTGACATGGATAGTGAAATTGATGATGCAAGGAAGAAACAAATATGCGTAAACTATTTGGAAGGATTGGAATGGACAATGAAATATTATAGTGGAAATTGTCCAGATTGGAGATGGTGCTATAAATACAATTATCCCCCATTGTTGGAAGATTTGATTCATCATATACCCTATTTTGAACAAACGTTTATTGGTAAAAATGAAAACAAAGCTGTTACACCTTTAACACAGCTATGCTATGTATTACCTCGTCCAGCATTATCTCTTTTACCCGGGGAATTGTCATATAAGTTAATTACCAAGCATGGAGATTTGTATAGAACAGATTATGAATTTACATGGGCATTCTGTAAATATTTTTGGGAAGCACACGTTAATTTACCCGAAATAAATATTGAAGATTTGGAGAACTTTCTACAAAAGATCTAATAAATTGTAAAACAATATAAACTCATCTCAGGTATTTGTAAATATAAATATGACCCAAAATAAGAAACTGGTTATTAGTTCATTTGAGTCAAGAAATGAATTTTTAAAACTTCTTAGCGTAAATCCAGGACTTGTAATTGTTAAACTTGGAGCTACATGGTGTGGTCCATGCAAACAAATTGCTCCAGCAGTTGAGGCCTTTTTTGCAACATCTCCTCCTGAAGTAATTTGTGCGGATATTGATGTTGACGAGAGTTTTGATTTATATGCAGTTCTTAAGAAAAACCGTATTGTCAATGGTATACCTGTCATCCTTTGTTATAAAAAGGGAAACGTCAGTTTTAATCCAGATGATAGTGTTACCGGGTCTGAGCCAAACGGATTAAATAGTTTTTTCACAAGATGTGGAAAACACCTTTTGAACGTTTAAGAAAGGTATGGCCAAA